AGGACATGGAGATATTGACTTTGGGGGTCACGAAAGTTCTGATTCAAGTCATTATGAATATGATAGTGATATTTTAAAATTAATTCAATACACAAAAAATAAATTAAAAGGCAGAGATGATCTTGGACACATGTCATTTGAAATGGGTTTACAAGATGATATCAACATAGATGCTGCCAAACAACTTTATCAAGACATCGAAGATTATAAACGAGACTCTAAAATGTATGAGTTTTCAGATATGATAAAAAAGTTCATCGACAATGACTGCCATCTGTCCCTTAATGCAGTCTTTTTAGATGAAGCACAAGATCTGAATCCTCTGCAATGGAAGATGTTCTATCAAATTGAATCTACATGCGATAGATCTTACATTGCAGGGGACGACGATCAAACGATTTTTTCGTTCACCGCTGCTTCACCTACAGAGTTTATAAATTTAAAGGGAGAGTTAGATGCACAAATTCAATCGAATCGTGTTCCCATAAACATCCATAAAGAAGCCATGAATGTGTTAAGTAATATCACAGAAAGACTTGAGAAGGAATGGTTACCTCGAGGTGGTGATCCAGGAGAGGTTATTGATAACCTTGATTTGGGTGATATAGATTTTGAGAAAGAAAACTGGATGATTTTAACAAGAATTAATAAACAACAGAACAACATTATAGAACATTTGGAATCTCAAGAACAATATTTTTTTTGTCCAAGAGCAGAATTAGTTACAGAAAAGATGATTAAAGCATGGAGAGTTTGGGATAGATTAAATCAAGGTGCAAGCGTATCGGGTGAAGAAGCTGCATTACTTTACGAGCAATTTATAAGATGGGATAATGGTAAAGGGAATGTATCTCGAGGACATGCAGACTCAAAGAAATTAGAAAAACTTTATACGGTTTCATTAGAAGAGTTGAAAGAAAATCATGGTTTACTAATTGAAGGAGATTGGAAGCAATTAAAAATGTCAGACGATCAAAAGAATTATATTCAAGGATTATTGGATAAAGGTGAGGACCTGCATCAAGATCCAAGAATTACAGTATCTACAATTCATAAGGCCAAAGGAAAAGAATGTGACAATGTTATTTTATTTACAGACATTAGTTACAAACCTTTTCATCAAGCAATTAAGAGTGATAGATTTAAAGATACTGAACATCGCGTATGGTTTGTAGGAGTGACACGTGCAAAGAAAAAATTGTTCTACATGAGCAATGAAATTAAATATCAATATACAACAGGAGAAGACATACAATGACAAATAAATCTTTTTTTAGAGAAGAAGCTAAAGATAAGCAGGAAGGAGGAAATCATTATAAAATAAAAATTCAACCTTACGATTTTATTATGTCCAATGACTTGAACTTTTTTCAAGGAAATGTTATTAAATACGCAGTTCGATATCTTAAAAAAAATAAGATAGAAGATCTAAATAAAATTATTCACTACTGTGAATTAGAAATTGATAGATTAAGAAAAGAGTGGGATAAATAATGTTTGAAACACCTATTGAATGGAATGCTCCAGATAAGTTTCCTGACTTATCTAAATTTAAACACGTTGCCATCGACTTAGAAACACGCGATCCAGATTTAAAATCTAAAGGATCAGGTGCAGTTAGAGGTAATGGAGAAATTATTGGCATTGCACTCGCAGTTAACGAAGGTGGATTCAAATGGTCTGGATACTATCCAATCGCGCATCGAGCAGGCAATCTAGATAAGGGTATGGTGATGGCCTACATGAAAGAAGTTTGTGCTGCGGATAATACAAAAATTTTTCACAATGCCATGTACGATGTCAGCTGGCTTCGAGCAGCGGGGATCGAGATTAAAGGTAAAATTATTGATACCATGGTGATGTTATCTTTAATTGACGAGAATAGATTTTGGTATTCACTTAACAGTGCAACCTGGGACTATCTAAAGGTTAGTAAAGATGAAACATTATTAAACGAAGCTGCAGAAAACGCAGGTATCGATCCTAAAGCAGAGATGTATAAACTTCCTGCAATGTATGTTGGAAGATATGCAGAACAAGATGCTGCTATTACAATTGATTTATATAACGAACTTACAAAAGAAATTGATAAACAAAACTTACATAAAGTATTTAAATTAGAAACAGATTTGTTTCCATGTTTAGTTGATATGAAATTTAACGGCGTTCGTGTAGATGTTGAGCAAGCACACATACTTGAGTCACAGCTAATTTCACAAGAAGAAGAATTATTGCGAACAGTACAAAGAGAGACAGGAATAGAACCTGAAATATGGGCTGCCAGAAACATTGCAAAAATTTTTGATAAACTAAAACTAACTTATCCCAATACTGCAAAAGGTTCTCCTTCATTTACAAAAACTTTCCTTCAAGAACATGAACATCCTCTGGTTAAGAAGATAGCAAAAGCCAGAGAAATAAACAAGATGCATACGACATTTATACAAAGTATTTTAAAACATGTTCACAAAGGTAGGATTCATGCAGATATTAACCCTATACGATCTGATACCGGTGGTACAGTAACTGGAAGATTTAGTTATGCTAATCCAAACTTACAACAAATGCCTATTAGAAACCCTGAATTAGGTAGTAAAATCAGAGGTTTATTTTTACCTGAGCGTGATCACTTGTGGGGGTCTTTTGACTATTCACAACAAGAACCAAGACTTGTAGTTCACTATGCAGCAGATGATGATTATATTTCACAGCAACCGTCTGTAAAAGAAATTGTAAAACAATTTAATGATAACTCAGTAGACTTTCACCAGGTTGTTGCAGATCTTGCAGGTATTGATCGTAAACAAGCAAAAACAATTAACTTAGGATTATTTTATGGAATGGGTAAAGGTAAATTACAAAACGAATTAGGATTAGATAAGTATCAAGCAGAACAATTATTTGACAAGTATCATGATCGAGTTCCATTTGTAAAAGATTTGATGAGAAACTTAATTAACGAAGCAGAAGAACAAGGTGTGATTGCTACGATTGGTGGAAGACATTGTCGTTTTCCAAGATGGCAGATTAATGAATATACACCTGGTAAGTTACCACAACTTGGAACAAAAGTAGAGATTGCTGAGTTATACAGAGAAAGAATCAGAACAAAGTATCCAGAATTTTCTGATGAGAATTGGAAAGCTGTAGAAGAAGATTTACAATCTGAGCATCCTAAACATATTAAAAGAGCCATGACATATAAAGCTTTGAATAAACTGATTCAAGGATCAGCCGCAGATATGACAAAACAGGCGATGCTAGATTTATATAAAGAAGGAATTGTACCACATATCCAGATACATGATGAGTTGGATGTATCTGTGAGTGACGAGCAGCAAGGAGCGAGGGTCAAAGAAATTATGGAAAACGTTAGACCTGGAGGAGTAAAGATGGTAATACCAAATAAAGTTGACGCCGAGTATGGAAAAACTTGGGGAGACATAAAAGGATGATAATATGGACAAGTTGGAGGGCTAGAATATGGCATATCTTAACGCAAACATTCCCCCAATCTATTGCAAGATTAGGACGGAGTATCTGTACGATATGGATGAAACGAGACGAGGTGAAACAGACTGTGTTGTTTTCGGCATTGCAAGTATCTCTGGCCGCGCGCTCTTATTTCATATCATGCTTCCGAATGGGGCGGTATATTATCGTTTGCCTATCGCAGCGTTTTTCCAAAAACATCTTTCTAGAGATCAAGTGCCCGATATGCGCACGGACGAGTTACAGTTGTGGAATTGTTTTAGTTATTGGCCTAGTGTTCATTGCTTTGATTGGTTGGCTGGTATAGACGGAAAGTTTCGTGGAAAAGATAAAAAATTTCATCACGGACAATATCTTTTTACCATTGATTGGGCCCATCCTGATACTAATATACTTAATACAGAGCATTCTGAAATCCCTCAAGAACATAAATGCGCTCATATTATTCAACTTGAAAATGGTAACTATGCGGCTCAACCTAACAATAGGATCATTTGGCATGTTAATTCTTTCACGACTGAAAATAATTGGCCTGATTATAAGGTCCAAACTACGGTATGGGATTGTGAAGGTGCTGATTGGGTTACGGAAGATTCTGACAAAATGTTCTATGAGATAGAACCAAATAACACTTCTCAAAAAGATTAAAATAGTGTATAATCAGTCCACTATGGACTACAAAGATTTTATAAAAATAATTAAGTTTAGGGATTCTGCAGCAAAGAAGCAGGCTCAAGCTACCTTTGTCGCACGCAATAGAAATTCTAGGCCCAAAGCAAAGAATAATATTATTGCACCTCACTTAAGAAACATATAATATACTCATAACAGGGGACGGAATGAGACTATTACTAACACTATTGGTGTGTTTATTTTATGCAACTACGGCTAACACAGATGTTTCGCAATCTAATGTATCGGGTGGTAACACATCTATACAAGGTGGCTATTCGGCATCGACTACTTACCAGTCTGGTTCTTCTTCTAATAGCACTACAACTAATAATAGTACTAGCAATATACGTTCTGCTCCTCCTACTGCCTCTGCTCCTGGTCTAGCACCATCGGGTATAGATGTTTGTTCTGTATCAGCTTCTGCTGGAGTTCAAACTTTTGGTTTAGGTATATCAGGTGGTAAATCTTTTAGAGATGAAAACTGTGAAAGAATTAAACTTGCAAGAGAATTAAAAGCAAACGGTATGTCTGTGGCAAGTGTGGCACTATTGTGTCAAGATGCGAGAGTATTTCAAGCTATGGAAAATGCAGGAACACCTTGTCCATACAAAGGTAAGATTGGTAAAGAAGCAACGAAAGAATGGAAAAAATACGGCAAACTTAGACCTGACTATGATCAATACACTAAAGATTTAAAAGTTATTGAAGAAGCAGAAAAGAAAAAGGAGATCAAGTTTGAAAAAGAATTTAATAAAGCTGTTGGTAAGTCTAAGTCTAATAAGTAATTTAAGTTATGCTGACACGACTGATAACCTTGTATCTCAAGATTTTACGTCTGGATGGACTAACACTGGGAATACTTATCATGGTAGCAGTACAATTGCTGGTGTTAATAATGGCACTGTTGAATCTGATTCCGTTTCTTTAAACTCATTAGATATTAATAAAGAATCATTAAACGAGGGGTTTACTGTAACCGGTGGTGCAGACATTTGGTTTTGGAATAGTTATTCTCAATCAGTAACTCAAACAATTAAAACTGTAGATGATAATGGAAATACTCTTACGCAGACTAGAACTATCAATGGTATTCAAAATGGTTATCAAACTTACACAGATCAACTTATTATCAATTCAAACTCACAACAAGACTATGATGTAAATTTAAAATATAGTTTTAGTGTACCAGGAACATCTGGTCATTATGGTGCAGATTTAAAAAATCCTTATTTATCAGTGACTTATACCTATGTTCCGCCTTTAGATAGCGCAACTCAAACAGCTTTGTTTGATTTAAACGAAGAGATAAAAGAAGATTTAAAGTTTGATGATTTTAAATTTGAAGAAGAAGTAAAGATAGAAGAATGGAGTACATTAGAGCTCCAAACAGATACAGAAGATATGACTTTTCAGGAGACATTTACAGAGATGCCAGAATTTGAAAAAAGTGAATCATTACCAGAATTGAAAGAAGAAGATAAACAAGAAGTTCTTGATACCAATTCATTTACAGAGAGTGCGGAGCCTTCCGATGAAAAAACTGACGCTCCTCTTTCTTCGGTTGAAGATTCTCAGGATCTTCCGGAACCACAAAATGAGGAACAGGAACCATCATTGCAGGCTGAACAATCATTGAACGAGGAATCAGATACAGAGAAAGAAACATCGACAGAAAAAGAACAAACAACAGAAGCTGCAGCTGACAG